GATTCATTGAAACAAGCTGTTTACCAACGTACTGTCGAACAAGAATATTGGGATGGGTATAAAAACCAACCCATTGTTGTTGTTGATGATGCTTTCCAAATGAAAGATTCTTCTCAGAATCCTAACATTGAATTTATGGAAGGTATTCGAATGACGAATATGTTTCCTTTGAATTTGCACATGGCTGATATTGCTGAAAAAGCTAATACCACCTTTCAAGGTAAGTCTATTTTGTACACTACTAATGCGCGTACCGTTCAAGTTAGTTCTATCACTCATCCTGAAGCTTTCTTCCGTCGTTTTACCTTCTCTTTTCATGTTTGTTTGAAGGAGGAATATATTCAACTTCGCCATCTTGGCAATGATAATTATTCCCGCACGCTTAACATTGAATTAGCCAAGGCTAATGCCCCCATCTTTGATGGTAAACGTGCACCAGTTAATTTGGATGTATATAAATTTATTCCTTTTGATGCTTGTGCTGAGCGTATGAATGAAATTGATGAAAATGCCCCTGGTCTTTCCTTTAATGAAGTTGCTGCTATCTTAGAAAATGACATGCGTCGTAGAACTGAATTCTCCACTAGCTTACTCGATGATATTGAGCGTTATGCCACGTCATTGGCTCAAGTTGGTCAGGAACAAGTTTTGCACAAGTTCTTGATTAATTACATTCCCGAATTTTCCGAGGAAGCTGAACTTCGTACTGAAATAATGCGAGGTTTGGAAAGTGGTGTCTCTATTTCCGAAATGGAAGAAAAAGATATTCCTGTTTCTTTTTTCCTTTCTATGATCCCAGTTGAATCCGATGTGGATTTGTCATTCTTGGATAAAGCTAAACGTGTTGCTTCATTGTGTAAGAGTAAATTATCTGTTTTTGTAAATAAAGCTAAAAGTTTATATGAAAAAGTTAAAGCTAAGGTTATGTCTGTTGAATGGTTAGAAGTTCTAACCACTATTTCTTCTTTCTTGAACCCCAAAGCTGTTTTAATTTCATTTGCTATTACTGGTTTATGTTATATGATGTACTCTTATTTCCAATCATCTAAGTCAAACACTAAACGTCGTTTTAAGCACGTTGTCACTGAGAGTTTTCATCCGGAAACTCAACCTAAACATATTCCAACTGTTGTTGTTGAGTCGATTCATCCTGAAACACAGCCTAAACATCTCCCAACTGTTATTGTTGAATCATTTCATCCTGAAACTCAACCTAAACATTTGCCTAATGTCGTTGTTGAATCTAATCACCCGGAAACCCAACCTAAACATATGCCCCGAGTCATCGTTGAATCAAATCATCCTGAAACTCAACCCAAGCATATGCCAAAGGTTGTAGTTGAGTCGAACCATCCAGAAACCCAACCCAAACATATGCCAAAAGTTGTTGTTGAAGGCGCTGCTGATCAAAATCAATTTGAACTAGCATGTGCTATTCGCAAACAACAATATTACATCCGTGCTGTGTATGAGGATGGTGTTGTCGACAAAATTGGTAACATGACTATTGTCACTGGTACCATTGGTATGATTCCTTCTCACTTCTTGACTTATTTGCGTGATTCCCAACCCAAACGCATTGTTTTAACCAACATCTATTTGGCTCAAGGCATCACTGTGACTTTTGACGACTTTTTACGTTGTGTTATTGAGGTGAAAGATAAGGATTTGGCTTTTATTGCTCTTTCTCGTGTTATCCCCCCTGGTAAAGACATTCGCAATCACTTTGTTAAAGCTCATGAATTAATGAAATTATCTGGTAAATTCCCTGCTTCCCTTTCTGGTTATCGTCTTCAAAATGGTAATGTTGATAACACTGCTTGTCTGCGTACTATTCCTTTCACCACCCATGATATGGCTGTTCCTATTGACAATTTGTCATACAGCATGCAGTTGGCTAGTGGTAGTGCAGTAAATGTGTACACACGTGCGCTGTACTCCTACTCTATGTCAACAATGCATGGTGATTGTGGCTCATTATTGATGGTTTCTTCACCAATTATCACTGGCAAAATTGTGGGTATCCACGTTGCTGGTTCGAAAGGTGTGGGTGCTGTCAATTTCTCAACATCTGTTTCTTTTGAAACTGTCAAGAAAGCCTGTGATCAGATTATTGAGCTTGAACCTTTTGCACAGGTTTGTCGTCCATATGCCCATCTGAATGAAGATTTCACTCTCCCCATGGAAGGTGAATTTATTCCTCTTGGACATCTTCAACCTGTTGCTGACGTTAGCAAATCTGAACTCATGCCCAGTTCAATCCATAATCAAGTCACTCAAATATATACCAAACCTGCTTATTTGAAACCTTTCCGTAATGCATCTGGTGAAGTAGTTGATCCCCTTCTCAAGGGATTGGCTAAAGCCGGAAAAGCTGCTTTAACTGTAGAAAATGAGTTCTTTGAAGTTGCTCGTGATGATGTGTATCGTAAGATTGCTCATGATTTTGCTGGAACCAATCGTCCCAAAACACTTCTATCTTATGAAGAGGCTATTATGGGAGTTGCTGGTGATGATCATGTAAATGCTATCAACCGCACCACTTCTCCCGGGTATCCTTGGAATTTGATT